GCCTTCCTTCTTGTATTGCTGCTGCATTTCTAGAAGGTTGGTTTCTAAAACGTCCGTGAGGACAAATACGATGTTGGTTATCGTATTCAGTTTGTCTGTTCCTTGCATAATCGTGTATTCTTATTTCTAATTTGAATAAATCCCCTTCGTTCTGTTTCTTCTAACAGTGAAAAGTCTTCATCCTTGATTTCACATTCTGTTTCGTAGTTCACGGAAGTATAACTTGGGATATTGAACTTTTTCCGGATTCTTACGATAACATCCGGATTTCTTGTTACCCAGTAAACGGTTATTCTCATGGTGATATCAGCATTTTTCTAGCTTCCTCATCTCCTGCATCAGCACGGTGCTTGATTTCAATGTACTCAGCATAAGAGATTCTGTTATCTCCACGCTCCTCTATCTCTTTTTCACGTTGGTTTCTGTATCGTTCACGCTCTTTCCGTTCAATATCTTTCCGACGTTCAGAAACGTAGTCCAGCATCGCACTTGTTATTTTCAATGGATCTATTGAACCGTAGAACCGCCCATACTTCCCTGACTTAAACCGTGCTATGAAAAAACAGATTTCAGCGGCATTTATATAATAATACTCCGAAAGGAATATCTCCGATAGTTCAGAAAGTTGCTCTTTCGCTATCTTGGTTGAAACTTCTGCAAAGTCATTCAATGAGCCAAATTGTATCTTTAGCCATTCTATCGGTGTTTCATCCCCATAAGTAGAAGACAATAGTCCTAAACTCGGAATGCTGTCATTCAACGCCAGTTCTGAATGGGTTGCATTACATCTGACAAGTTTGAACTGCAAATCAGGGTTGTAATCAAGAATGAATTGTGCAGGATCGGGATATTTATTCAATAACGCCCTCTGCTTCAAGTTCCTTTCTCTTTTTTGCGGCAGCTTCTCTAACGGTTGTAGCGACTGCAAGAATTGAATCACGTTTTCGCTGCTCGCTATCCTGTTGATTTTTACTAAGTCTTGTCCCATTATAGTTTCCTTCCAATATTTTAGTAAAGTTTGCTTGTTTGAAAATCCAATCAAAGTCGCATTTCCAATTGCGGTCATTAGCTCCAAGTAGGAACGGGGATTGAAGAATGAGATTGAAAACACTCCTCACTGACTCTTTCCCATATTGGGCTATCCGGGCTTTTACAGCCTTTTTTCTCACATCAGTCATTGATCTTATCTGCTGGAGTCTGTCTTTGAATGTGGTATTATAGTATTCCATCAATCCGCTGTAATCAATCTTTTCAGAGGGGGAGGGCGAAGAAAGCTTGGCTTTCTTTGATACTCCGTCAGGAGTATTTTCTTTCTTTTGATGTAGAGATATATCTATATACTCTCTTTCTTCTTTCTTTGTATTTGTGCCCTCTGTGTGCCCTGATTTTTGTAAAAGTTCGGATTGCGGTAGATTGTTGTTCATGGGCTGTGCCCCAAGTTGTGCCCTTAGTTGTGCCCATTCGTGTCTTAATTCATTGATTTCCTTTTCAATACCTGTGTCCTTACTTGTGCCCTTGGTTGTGCCCATTGGATTATATTCTTCATATTTACATAAGGTTATAAGGTTCATTCCTTGATTGCACTCAACAGTTATCATACCTTTCTTTCTAAGATGCACAAGAAAGGAACGCACCTTCTTTTCAGACCATTTCCAACGCTGTGACAGAAATCTTATGGATGCAGGATATTGACCTCTTGAATAAGAGATTTCTCGACCTCCGATACTCTCCTTTCGGGGCGTTGCCTCAAATCGTGCAGACTGAATTAAGTCTAACCACGCTTCGCAACTGCTAAAAGTACGGGCTTCATTCCACATTTCATTCGAGAAAAATCTGCGGCTTAGCCTCAAAAATCCTTCGTCCATAGTCTTAGAATCTCACGTTAGTTAATTGCCTTCCGTTAGAAAATACAGCCCACTTACCATTACCGCTATCAAACAATCGTAAATCCGACACCTCTCCGAAACGTTTGATGTTACCGCATAAATCCACAATCCATCCACATTCTTTAGAAGGATGCGGGCGGATGGCACGACCGACTATCTGATACCACATGGCAAGTGACATTGTAGGACGTGCCATAACGACCGTATCAAGTTCCGGATAGTCAAAGCCAGTCGTAAGTACACCCACATTAGCTACTACCGGAATTTCACCAGCTTTGAACGCCTCAAGAATATGTTCACGTTCTTTCTTAGGAGTATCACCTGAAACGATAGCGCAACCGGGTATTGACATCGTTAACCGTTCCGCTTCTTTCAAAAAACGGGTAAAGACCAAAATACCCTTCCGTTTTCCTCCGGCTTTGGGATTCATCAGCCTTTGGACGATATGAACGAGATAACCGTAGAAGTCTATCCGTTCATATTCTTTTTGAACTGACCTATCCGTATAGTCGGCACCAGTAGTATTTACTTTCAAGTTAAGTTCATTCCACCCTGAAGGATTCATTGAATAGTAATCCAACTTCGCCAAGTAGCCCATATCTAATAGGGTTGATACCTGTACATGATAAATGACCTCTGAAAAGACATGAGGTTTTGTCCGAGTGATAAATTTCAGCATGGAGCCGAAATCACGACTGGAGCTTAAACGGTATGGCGTTGCTGTCAGCCCAAGAACCTTACACTTCACTGCATCAAAAAAATCCTTGTACATTTCCTCTTTGGGGTTTACAAGATGACATTCATCCACAATGATGTTCTTGAAGTGGGTAAACAGTTCGGGATGATTCTTCACACTGCCGATGGTGGCAAATGTTATCCGGCTTATCTCCTTTGAGTTAAAGGATGATGAATAGATACTGCAATCAAGAATACCGTATGAACAGAGTTTCTTGAAATTCTGTTCGAGTATTTCCTTCGAGGGCTGGAACACCAAGGTATGACCGTCAAGCCTTGCGGCTATATCTGCTATGATAAGCGACTTTCCGCTGCCCGTAGGTAACACCATAATGGCATTTGTTTTCTTCGCCTTGTTATTGAAGAAAGAAACGGCAGCATCAGAGGCTTTCTGTTGATAATCTCTCAAACGGAATTGCATTTTCTCAATAAGTATTTGATTAATAATTCTTCATTTCTATTATTTCTCCTAAAGTTCTGCCATGCGGCTCCATAACTAAGATTATGCTTTTCGCAAAATTCAGAAAGAGAATACCGATTGCCATCAATATGTATATATACAGTATTAGTTCGGTTTCTAACCTGCTCTTTTCTGGTAGCCCATTTACAGTTTTCAGGAGAATAATTTCCGTTTACATCTTTTCTATCAATAGTAAGCCCTTTTTGATAACCACTATTCAAAGCCCAATTAACAAACGACTCAGGATTATTTTTCCATTCTTCACAGATACCTATTCCCCTGCCTCCATAATTTTTATAGCTTGAATGTTTAGGTGAATAGCATCGTTCTTTCATACATCTAAAAATCCTATAAATATCAGTTCTTGACAAACCGTGCCTATAATTATACTTAGTGATTCTATCTTTTGTTTTACACCCACAACTTTTTGATGTTCCATTTCGTAATCCATAAGCACTAACAGAATGAATAGAACCACAATCACATTGACAGATATAATAAGATTTAATTCCTTTATGGTCTAATCTATCCAAATCCTTATGCAATACAAGCCATCTACCGAACTTATGTCCTGACAAATCAGGCATCTTATTACATGATTTTTTATAACTCATAACCCTTTCTCCTTTCGTAATTTCTTATTAAGTGCTTTGTAATACTTGATTAGCTGTTCGTACTCAAAATCAGTCATTTTGGAAGTGCTGGCAACTTTGACTTTCAGTAAATCAAACTTCTGTTGTCCGATTTTAGCAATTAGATTCACCCGATACCCTTCCAAATGGTCGGCTTTGAACCTGTTGCAGTGTCGGCATTCGGCATGGCAATTATTCTCATCAAACCGTGTTGCCAAATGTGTACGACTGAAATAGTGCCCGCAGTCTGCTTGTGTAAACGGCTTTATCTGTCCGCACGAGATACATTTAAAATACCCGTTTGGCATTGCATCACGAAGCCGGATAAAAAGGGAAAACTCCTTGTCGAGCTTAGCTTTCAAATCCGGCTTCTTCTTTACTGTTACCCCTGCTTTATCAAACAGAGGTAAAGGCTTGTCTTTCTTCTTAGCCTTAGTGCTTTTTATGTAGTATGGCATTGTTTCAACAATTTATTTATCTCTCTTATTTCTATCTTCTTCCGACGAATAGATACGGTTAAATCATGAACTTTTTTATCGTTGCTTACTATAGCAAGTCTTTCTCTATAAACCTCTATCTTATCAAAGGAAGAATCTCTTAGGTTTTGCAATTCTTCTTCTGACAGACCTATTATTTTATCTTTAAAAGTATCTGCGTATGTCTTCATAATTTAGCCAATTAAAAGCCCCGAAGCGTATTCTCCGGGGCAAAACAACCATTATTCACTAACCCTTGCCATTTATGTGTGGCTCACATTTATGAGGGATAAGCGGGAGTCGAACCCGCACAAGTATCGTCTGCTTTCTCGCTTTCATCCGTAGATTGGTTATCCTACGATCTTTAAACTACTCAACCTGTTACTTACAACTACGGTCTTGATGATTTCCATTTCTATGTACACTTGAAAGTTCCATTCATTTAGTCTTAGCACCCTATGACCATTTTATCCCTATGTGGTGGTAACAGGACTTGAACCTGCATGATAGGAGCTTTTTAGTTTTTACAATGAGTGGAATCTCGCCACCTATACCTGCCTTTATATGTTTTTACATCGGGCTACTGCTTATATTACCCCCCCGTTACCGACAACCTATCTATGAGATATTAAACTTTAGCGTCTACCAATTCCGCCATACCACCTAACTGTTACTTATTCTTCAGTCTCGCCTTCAACGATAATTGAAAGCTGACCGCAAGCGGCACCGTTTTCAATTTCTGACTTTGTTGCAATGGCTACTGCATAATCGTAGCCCATCTTTTCAAGTTGTTTTTTAATCTCTTTCATGATTCTGTAAATTAAATTGTTTATACTAAATTCACTCCCTCGATAATTCCATTACCAAGGTTGTTTTTCTCTGATATGTTATTTGTATTGATTGGAGACAACTTCACAAAAAAGTGTTCCTTATCAAAATGTTTCTCCAGCTTATCCGCATCAAAATCAGATTCATCCACCAATGTTAAGTTGATAGTTGTTTTCAGATTACTTTCTGTTCTTATTTGCCCAAGTTCATCAATAGACATTTTCTTCGGATAAGGAATAAGCCAGCCTCTCTTTTCTTCGTCAAAACTGTGTAAGCTAATCTGTAGTGTCACATTGCCTTTCACAAAAGAGAAGTCGCTATCTTTAATGCCAATCGTTGAAATGTAATGGTGAGTATTTGGGAATATTTCCGTAATACGTTCAATTGCTTTTTTTACGGCTTCTATATTTAAGAAAGGCTCACCCATACGAGTGTAGTTAATCTTAAATTCTTTGGAATCATTCGGGTTGTAACCTGCGCTTCTTATAGCAAACAATACTTGTTCTACAATCTCATCTGCTGTAAGATTGCGGTATTTCTTCATATTACCAGTGGCACAGAACTTACAACGTACAGGACAACCGCTCATGGTTGAAACTCCAATCATCCATCTTTCAGCGCGACTTCCGAGATTGTTGTTATCAAGGAAATTCTGTTTTCTTCCTATCGCATCTTTTGTGTAATATGGAAGAAAGGTATCAGTTGTTTCTACCAGCATACCATCTTCAAGCCGCAAGCAGTAAACTGTACCATTTTTAAAACTTTTACTTTTTACTATATTCATGATTGTATTTTTATGGGTTTTCCAGCTATATCTTCACAGACCGAGCAGGCTGGTTAACAAAGTTATTCCATATAAGCCATTGAAAACTCTTTCGGAATAAACCGCCCAACCGGGATAGGTTTGGCAGATTCAATGGCTGCATGGATTTCTCTTTTGTTGAACTCATGTCCCTTTTCTTTGGCTTGCTTCTCACATTCTTCCTCTTTATTTTTGAGGTAGTGGGTAATAAGCATCATCGCCCTATCAACATTAAAAGTATTCACTACGAATGTTTGAGTACGTTGCTCTTCGTCAAATGTGATTTTCGTTTCAATCTGATAGAACTTCTTTTCATCCGGTTTAGATTCTTCGTCACTATCCTCGGTCTCATCGTCCATCTTGTCAACGTACTCTGCCATTGTGATTTCATTTTTAAGATAAGCAATCGAAGCATCATCGACTTTACGCTCTTTCAGATTATCAGTAAGAATCACGCACGAATCAAACTCCTTTGCCATCGTTAAGGTGAATCCCGATTGATAATTAAGTTCAATGTAGTCTCTCAAAATAAGGCAGACATTCTCCAGGCCGGTAGCATAAAGCAGGAATTTATATTTCTTATAACCTATTTGTGCTTGTGCAAGATAGGGATATAAGAACTTGTTTTCATTCTCGAACGCCAAGCGGTTCTGGTTGCTGACTTCCACTTCCTTGATACCGTCGGCCTCCATACTGAAACGAATTTTCGCCAAAGTGTCTTGGTCTATCAGCGTACCACGGTCGAAAAGAATTTCATTCCGTTCGATGGTTACTGTTTCACCAGTATCTTCATCAATGAAAGACTCCTCCCATGTTTTGAGGACATGTTTTGCAAGGTACATATTAAGCATCTTCTTCGGGTCGGATGTCACGTACCTGACTTCTGTTTTTCTTGTTTCTATCATAACTAAATAAATTCTTGATTTCTTTGTATTTCCTGCTGGGCGTATATCAGCATTTGATGTTCATTTGCAGCCGGCAGATAGATACCAGCGACAGATGCACTCCAATTTCGGAAACGGTCAATACTCAAAGTCATTTCACCTGTTGTCAGCTCGGCAGAACTTCTTAAGTAAGTTACTTCCTTACCTTTCTTGTTGACCATCTTACGTTCAAACAAATCACGGTTGCAAGTCCTCTTATAAAAATCAATTTTTGCTTCGTCGAGACTGCAACCGTACTCACTACCGAAATACCCTAAAAGAAGATGTAAGTAGCTGTTTTGGGCAAGCGTGCGGTTAGGTAGTTTCTTTTTCACTTCCACCACCGCACGTTCACTAAACAGCTTGTTTACATACTCCTTGAACTTGGGTATTTCATAATGATTTGATAAATTAAATATCATTTTTCTTTTTCCAAATATAGCCACCAGCCGTTTTCCTTTTGCCGAGCGTACAAGCATTGATACTTGATGCAGCAACTTGTGTTTCAAGAGAAGCCACTTTTGCACTTTCAAATTCAGCTATATAATTCATTTGTAATCCAAATTGCACAACTGGAATTGAATGAGTTATAGACATCTTTCTTTTAGAAAAACTTGAATGCTTTTTATTATACATTGGATGTTTTTCCCCTTTTCGGCTCATTGACATTCGTTTTTTAGTTTCTGCATTGATAACTTTACCTTTAGCAGATTTACTAAAACGGCTTTTAGTAATAGGATTATTATTGTTTTCCGTGCGAGTTACCCACCTTAAATTACAAACATTATTATCCGTTCTAATTCCATTAATGTGGTCTACCTCTGGTTTATTAAATGGATTGGGGATAAAAGTTTCTGCAACAATTCGATGTAACAGTCTTTTATCTTTTCTCAAAGTAACATAAACATATCCGTTCTTTACTCCAACATTTGGAGTAAGCACCTTATTAGGATTCCGAACTTTACCTGTATTAGAAACTTGATAATATCCATTATAACCTTTTACTGTTTTCCAAATCTCTTCCATATCATTCTTCAAGTCGAACAGCATACGCTAAAAAGGTAAATCGTCCTTTACATTGCCATTAGCATCAACCGGAGGCGGAAAGTTCTGCGGCTGTTGCTGATAGGTCGGTTGTGGCGCTGGCTGTTGTACCGATGTTGTTTGTTGGGATTGAGATACACCGCCACGCGCATCTATTTTGTAGCACCGAATAGATGCCATACGTTTGAGTTCTCCATCTTGATTCGTCCAAGAACGTCCTTGTAAAACAAATGATACAGTAACAACATCACCCTGATTAAAGCGGTCAAGTTCTGCACACTTATCGCCTGAAAACTCTAAGGGAATAATGTTCTCATACTCGCTACGCTCTCCCGTATAAGGGTCGTAAGTGGTAGCATCTAAAATGAACTCCCGTTTTGTAAACGAGGAACCACCGTTTTTGGATGGTATTTGAACAGTTTGTCCGATTTCGATTATCCGTCCAGTTATTTGGTTTGCCATTAATTTTCTCCTCCTAATATCTTTTTATCGGTTATAAGTTCTCTGTTTTCTTCCAAAAACCGGATAAATTCCTCACAATGATTAGTAAGAATAGGAATATCACGTTCAGGATTGAAAACGTATGTTTCTGTATAGGTATCTACCACATAACCGCCTTTGTTGAACTCCACAATGTTATACTCAAATGTCCGTACATCCGACCCATTCTGCATAAGAGCATAAGGATAAACTAAATGCTGGTGGTGATCTTTGAACTTTCCCACGGTATAACTACCGGTTGTTTTGATGTCGTGAACACTGGTAGGCATCAGTTCGTCAATCAAACCATAAACCAATACACTACCGTATGCAGTAGGCAAGATGGCTTCTACTCTTTGTTGGGTTAATGCTCCTTTGTAGTAGTTGGCAAACTCGCGGCAAAGGTCAATGTGAAAAGTGAAAGTGCGATTGTTGTAAACAGCTTTTATCCCGTAAAGTTTTCCGTCATCGTGATATGCCTTGCTAATTTCCATTATAGAAGATTTACGGTTCTCAATCATACAATCAATGATTTCCCCAAAACACGTTCCTCTATCAGCAGCTTCACTATCGAAAGGTACTCTATTTATCCTATCAATAAGAGATTGGAATTGTTTTTCCCTAAACTCATCCTCATCGCATGGGGGATTATCAGAAAAAGCGTAATATTTTTGATATATCTTATCACTATCTATATAATTTTGATAAGAATCCAGCAACGTTGGGTATATTTTGTAAGATATTTTACTCATTCTTATACCTCCATTTGTAACCACCTGCTGTAAGGAAGTTTCTTCTACCTATACAGCAACTGATAATATTAGCATTGTTAATACCCGTTTGTCTTTCAGCCTCTTTAGCACTTTCAAATGTACTTATTAACGTACCATCCTCTCGACACTGAACAACGGCTTTTGACATCTTCGGGTGATTTATTTTCTTTTTGCTAAACCGTTCGTTTCCTGTTCCGTAATTAGCATTGTATCTCCATGTGCACCATTCTAAGTTAGAAACAGAGTTATTGCTTTTAACCTCATCTTTATGAGGTTACACATGGTAAATTTTGCGGATTAGAAATAAACGTTTCGGCAACAAGTCTATGAAGAGATTTATATTCAACTTGTTGTTGTTTCCATAGTGATATTCGTAAATATCCACTCCATATTTTATTAGGCTTAATTATCTTTCCTGTTATCTTTCTAAAATTACCATACCTGCTTTTAATAAGCCTATCTAAAGAGCGAACTCTACCAAGGGTACTTACTTGATAGAGTCCTTCATAACCTTGAATGTCTTTCCAAATCTCATTAGGCTGCATCTGAGTAGATTTTAGTTTCCTTATTGAATATCAGCCCCAAAGCCTTTACCTTTGCAGCAAACAAACTTCTCGCCATCATCAAAGAACTACCAACGTGTTCAAACTCATTAATATGAGAGGCGAACTCATTAGCAGACTTGGCATCAGTTATAAATTCGATACTTTCTTTGACTTTCTCTATCACCTTATCATACTTTTCCTGTGCCTCTTTCTTGGCAGCAAGCATACCCAAATACGAATTGATTATCTTGGCGGTGATAAAGTCGTTCTTTGCGGTTGGATTACCATTCTTGTCAAGGATGGTAGGAACTTCCATCACTGAAGGAAGATTGCAAGTATTCTTACCGTCATTTCTTGAAGTTGGGTCAAAAGTGATAGTACGTCTTTGGACGCCTCTTTCGCTTTTCATTTCAAGATAACCGAGCAAATCCAGTTCAGTAACGATAGAGTTGTAGGATTTTTCACGCAATGCAGGGATAAACACCGTATCATCACCTTCTTTTCTTGTGTCGCGATGGGCAACGAAAATGATGTGCTTGTTAAGCCCCGAAAGTGTTCGTGTCATCCATGAAAACTCTGCATTGATACCGCTCCAATCACGGATGGACGGCTGGCGGGTTCCACACTTGTGAGTAATGATGAAGTCCATCATCTTGCCGATGGTATCTACTACAATGGTCTGATAAGCGGACAAGTCCTCTTGAAGAACTTGCTGAACATCGCTCCATGAAGTGACCTGTACCGTGTCTATATTCTCCAAGTGCGCCATGTTCATGCGCTTCACGCCGTTATCGAAGTCCAACAGCAGCGGTTTCGGTGCGCTCAATGCTACCGTACTCTTTCCCATTCCGGCTTGACCGTAAATCATCATCTTCACGGTGGTCGGGATAACTAATTCATTACTTTTCTTAATTAAACTCATGATTATAAATATTTTAGATTTGTATTATTCTTACAATGACCATTTAGCTTGTTCCGCAATGTAACTGGATGAATCCCTATGTCTTTAGCACAATCCAATGCACAATTCCATATTTTCCCAGTTACAACATCTGTCACCTTTTTTGCTGCCGGACCTTTTCCTCCTTTAAAATCTTTAATACCGATTTTAAAAGAATGCTTTATGTTTTCAGAATTAGTACACCACTCTAAATTCTCAACCCGGTTATCTGTTTTGACACCATTGATATGGTTCACTTGTGGCTTATGTTCGTGATTGTCTATAAACGCCGATGCAACAAGCCTATGAGCCATAATTTTCTTTTCAATGCAATTTTTAGATAATGTATATCGTACATATCCGGATTTGGTGATAATAGGCTTTTGGATTTTACCATAACGTCCTCTTAACCTTCCACTGCTACTTATTTGGTATAAACCCTCATATCCATATACATCCTTCCAAGTCTCGCTCATAATCGTAAATTTTATAGGGTTATTTGTTCAGATATTTACTCATTTTAAAAGCATTAATAGCGGATTGTATCTCGAACTTGGAATATATGATAGGAGAATTTCTGGATGAGCCTTTTCTTTTCTTATGCACCAATCCTTCTTTCTCTAACTTTTCCAAAAAGTTAGGTTCATACCCAAGTGTCTTTAACCATCTGAACGCTTCTCTTTGCTTGATTTCATCAGATACAGGAGACCGTTTCTTCTCACTGGCAGCTGCACCAAGCTCCGCCATGTCCATGCAGATATTTTTAAATTCAAATAATTCAAGTCTTACCTCCATACCGTCCAGTTCTTTCAATTCGTTCAACTCTCGTTCTTCGTCCCCTTCTCATATCGCCCTGTTCGTGATAGAGCGAAAAAGAAAAGATGCACAACAGGCAGAAAGCAACAGCCGACCTAATAGTAGGTGAAAAGTCCATCGTGAACTTCATACCAGCTATTCTCTCATATAGCATGGTTGCCAGTTCTCTGCCGTTCCTTACGTTCAAAATCTCAAAAGCTCTTTGCAGTTGGTTGTTTATCGTGCTGACCGCTCGGCATTTGAGGTTTGCAATTTCTTTTTTCTCATACCCTTGTGCATACATTCGTGCCGTAATCTCGCATTCAGGTGTAAGTTCATTAAAAACTCTCTTCATAATCGTGTAAGTCAGCTGATTAATAATTGCGAATAACCTCAATATATCCGGCTTCCCTGTTAGTGTCTACCGAATACAAAGTTTGCTTCTTGTCTATTATCCGATCAATCCTTGCCAGCCTGTTAAGATCAGCGGTACACCTGCGAAGCTGTCCGGCAAGTTTGTCGCTAAAGTCAAAGCTGATTCTGTCATTCTTCTTTTTCAGCTTTTTCTTGATTTCTGTTCTTTCTTTCAGTTCTTTTGCCATAAGAGTAAAATTTAATTAATGATTCGTGGATGGTAAGGGAATCGAACCCCTCTCAATCGTGCCAATTGTTTGCGCAACACGAAGCTCTAACCGATAAGCTAACCATCCGATTAAAAAAGGTGCACTATCCTCACGGACGGCACACCCAGTACAAACACAATATAAAACACGAATATCTAATCTATTATCAGAACAATGCTTTTAACCGCGTTCTTGAAATGATCAAACTTCCGGTTCAAATCACTCCAAGATTTATACCATGTATTTTTCTCTTCAGCTAATTTCTCGTTAGCCTCTTCCAGTTCCTGCACACGCCTTACTAAATCTTCATGCGTCATGCCTCTTAATTCTTCCACTGTCATAATCGTATAAATTTAAAATGTCGTTAAAAAGGTAGGAGTCGAACCTACTTCTTGTAAGCTAAATGAATATATAAATTAGAATATAAGTTAATACCAACAATTAATCGCTTACACGCATTCCAACAATGCTACTTCATAAATTACCGCCCAGCTGGTTTACAAGGTGATTGTGCACTCATCCCCATGCGCCTTGTGCCGGATTATAGGACTACCTTTTAGTGGTCTGTTTTAAGTTCTCTATAAGTTATTCTCATGAGCGACACACACCCTACACATATAACACTCATTATAGTGATAGAGAATATTTTCATAGGACTGTAAGTAGTAATAGCCCCGTAAAGCATACCGGCAGCACATATACTAACCAATATAGATAAAACGAATTGGATTGTTTTCATAATCGTATAAATTTAAATAAGTACCTGTACCCTAATCGAATAACAGAACCTTATTTCAGTTCAGTACAGGCTATATTGTCGAAAACAGTACGGACGCCTAACCCGTATGCTCACTGCTCAAAGACGATTCTTTGCGGTGTTTTCTATTAATTGTTAAACATTGCACAGCTCACAAGCTCCAACTTGCTTATGTGCGTTTGTTATCTTTGGTTGGCAAAAACGGCTTATGAATTACACCGTAATTGCTTTTACAGAATTTCAAAGAACTAATCAATAGTACCCTACCCGATTCTCGCTATCGGTTGCCGTTCAATCCGTCTGTAGGGCTGTCGTGCGTTGCATAATCGTGTATTATGCGTATCGGCTGATACCTTGTACCCGGCATAGAGCATCGTAGTCCATGCCATCATCTTCACAAGTTTCAAAACCTTTTAAGGCATCTTCCAAACTGTCTATCTCATCCGTTATCAACTGGATAGCTTCTTTTTTGCTATCAGCATTGAACATCAGGCAGACAGCCTCTTCATCATTGTTATGGGCAGCCTCTAAATCTTTATAAAGGCTATCCAACTGCTGGTTAATCGTGTAAGCATTCATATCCATATCTTTTTAATGCGTTTATACTATTGCTTAGTATTTCTCTTTTATCTATCTTTGTTGTATCAAACTTGTTTGATGATGCAAATATAATGCAATTGCATTTAATTGCAAATGACACTACATTAAATATTCAATACTTTTGCATTAATTAACTATTGAAATATGTCAGTACAAGAAAGAATTAGAAAAATAGCAGATGAGCTGTTTAATGGTAATATATCTGCGTTTTGTAGGGCTGTTGATGTTAAGCAACCTACAATGAATACTATCTTAGGTGAAAGACAAAGTAAACCATCTTATGATGTATTAAGCAGCATAGTAAATGCAGAAGCATTAAATATATCTGCTCAATGGCTTCTTACTGGTAAGGGTGAAATGTTCAAATCATCATCGCCAAAAGAAGAACTAACCCCCATCACCAACGAACGCCTGCTCTCTATCATTGAAAGTCAGCAAAGAACCATTGAGAACCTTTCAAAGAAATAAATTCACAAAACATATATCCTTGCAAGATGTTATACTATATATGAAAAAACACTAATTTTGAGGAAACATCTAAATACACATTAGTATGGAAAGTAGAACAATTCCGGCATCCGAATTGCCGCAAATATCCGGGCTTATAAAAGATGTAATAAATATGGGACTATGGTTCTTATACGACATCCATTGCAAATCCAACCCAGATGCAAAATACGCATTGGCGACCGATAAAAACGAATTTCTTTTAGATAAGGATGGGAATGTACTTTCACCAGTACCCAAAGATGAAGTGCTTGAATACTTAAGCAAGATTACATTCTCGGGAATCCCGACTGCACCAACTGTAAATATGCCGTTAATATGAAAATAAGCGAAGGTTCAAAATTTATCTTTATCGCTACCTCCAGCAAGCACCTCGAAGATAGGTTCTTGTACGATGTGAATTACGGTGTCACAATATTGAAAAATCAAGGTGTAGCAGACGAAGATATTACAGTTGTTACAGATGCAGCAAAAGAAACATTGATAGCAAAATGTACCAATATGTCAAACGTGTTCTTTTCCACGTCTTCAAGTTTTGAATCTGTAATTGAAAACGCAGATTGTGAAAACTTGTTTATCATTTCTTGTTGCCACGGCTCCATTAGCGGTATAGATTCTGCAACTCCAATCAAGCCCTTCTCCCTCAACCGAGCCTTGAAGAACAACAAGTATGCAAAAAATATTCTTGTATTCCTTGGTCAGTGTTATGCCGGCATCTTCAATTTTATGGATATTCGAGATGAAAACAAGAATATTGTATACATAGGTGCAACGGATATAGATGCAAGCCTGAGTTATATGTTGAATGGACTCAGATGGGTAGCAAACATATCGGTTATCGCTCTGTTCCAATGGCTTGAAAATCCGCAAGACATAGACGGAGACGGCGTATGTTCCATAACTGACCTATACAAATTCGTTTCTTTCTATACCAATAGCGTAACAAGAGGAATTGAAAAAATACAAACTTACCATCTGATTGACGCATCCGTAAGATTGAAGATGGAAGAAGCACACGCTTCATCAACAGGAAGCCCGTTTATTGCACAAATTACTAAGGATGCAGAAGAGGTAATAAGAAATTATATTGTTCCACATCAGAATACATGGATGTTAAATGCTATTGCTGCTAGTAGTATGCATTTAGAATAAATCATCACAAAACTGAACCATGCGGTAGTTTTTAGTAAACTACCGGCATGGCATCTTTCAGATATAATCTTCATCCATAATCTATATAGTTTAAAATTTACATCATCAATAAGTCAAAGAACGATATTCGGCAGGGCTTTCGCCTACCAGCGGTTATGCGATTGACATCAGATTAGCTTTTTTGAAGCATCTGAATTCTTGGCGTTCAGTATCATAGTAAGTCTGGACGGTATCATTCTTTTTTCTGTTGTCAGTACCAGTGATGGCAGGCATCAGCTTTTCATTTAGTGTACCGTATGCCTCACGAACGGAACCGTCCACTTTTTTGAAGTAGAACTTCACTATCTTCTTTTTCATCTCACCTTTCAACTTCAAGTTAGCCCAAGAGACCTTCATTGCTTCGCTCATGGTGTAGCCATTACGCTTAACGAACTGCCAAGCAAGGCTCATTACTTCGTGTAAAAATTCTCTTGTTCTCATAATCGTGTATTTTAATATGTTTATACTATTTGAAATCTGAATTAATCTTCGTTTCTTTGTATCAGTTTAATTTGATAATGCAAATATACTATCAATTTTGATATGGTATATCATTTTTGATTATTATTTGTGTTAATAATATCTAATTTGATTAATCTAAAATGATAACATTAAGACAAATAATTAGAAATCAAGGTGTTACAAATAAAGTAATAGCTGATGCGTTAGGCATAGAATCTACCAATATAGGTAGATATGATGATTTATCTAAAAGAAGACTATCAGAATTGATAATCATATCTAAAGCCTTGGATATGTCTCTAGGCGATCTTGTCCAACAGGCAATGGCTGATGAGATTGAACTAGGAGATGTTACGATTATCAATAAGCCTAAATATATAGAAAGGATAGATGAAGAAGGCATAATTAATCTATATGACATTGAGGCTGCCGCAAATTTGAAATCTCTTTTGGTGAACAAAGACCAAAACATACTAGGAAAGATAAGTATCCCCAACATACCGAAATGTGACGGTGCTGTATATGTCAAAGGAGATTCTATGTATCCTTTATTGAAATCGGGAGATATTATAGCCTATAAAGAAGTTCCCGTAGAAATCCAACACATTTTTTATGGGGAAATGTATTTGGTTTCAATAGATGTAGAAGGTGAAGAATATCTAACTGTAAAATACATAAATCAATCTGAAAAAGGAGGTGATTGGATTAAGTTGGTAAGTTACAATCAGCACCATCAACCCAAAGATTTTCCTTTGGCATCAGTTAAGGCACTAGCTTTAGTAAAACTAAGCATTAGGATGAATACGATGAAATAAACGCCATGAGTTTCAACCAATACACATGGGACCTATATAAACAGACCACAATCGGAATAGAGATGATAAAATACTTTTCTGATGCGGGAGGATATGTTTTATTCAAGGATTATTGTCCGTACGCTAATTTCATACCAGAAGATTTATATAACGATTGGTTGGAGAATATATATTGCTACGGTGTATCAGATTATGACCATCCCAGCTCATTGGAAGAAGCAAAAGATTTATACATTTCACTTATCACATTAGGCATAAGGGTAGAAGGGCAACAATGGCTTCCTGCTAACGACTTCAAGAATATGCTTGGGATTATCCAGCCGATGTCCTATGTCTTATCACAGTTCGCCCCAGAATATTTCTTCCCGTACCTGTTCCTTTGCCGAATATTCGAGCTGAATAAAATAGCGGATTTCTTTAACATAGACCTCCCCAATATTCCCAAAAGAACTGATTACAAAGGAAGGTGCATGTATTATTGGGAACTTTGCGAGGTGTTTTATTTGTTCAGAAAAGAAAATGGACTATCTCCAGCAGATCTATGGTCTTTCCTATACGACTTCGCACCCAATAATCTCCCAAGCGAGAAAATAGACATGCCCAAACCGTCACAAGTCTGGTTCATTGGCGGCAGGTTATACCAAGAAGATAAATCCTTAGAATCGAAATTCTGGCAGTCAAGCCCCGAAACAAAGAAAGGGGATATTCTTGTTCATTACGAAACGTCCCCAATCAGTGCAATCACTTGCATAGAGATATCGCTTACGGATGGCGTAATAGACCCTCTATTCCGATACTACGGGTGTATCTATATTGGGAATAGAATAAATATTCCTCACATTACTTTGAAAGAACTACAAACTGATGAATATTTTTTCAAACACCCACTTGTTAGAAAAAACTTTCAGGGAGTAAATGGTTGGTCGGTTAACAGTGAGAACTATTCAGAGTTACTTCGGATGATAAAAACAAAAGGATTTGATATAGAGGTTTTGCCAAAATTGTATGCCCCAACCTTGCCCAAAGACGTAATTATAGAGTACGAACATGATGTAGAACAGCAATTGCTGGAACCATTGCTTAACTCTATGGGATGGTATGAAAACAAAGACTTCATCCGGCAGTTACCAATCCAAGCAGGGAGAGGACATAGGATATTCCCAGATTATGCGTTACATTATGGCAATAAACCAAATGAGGAAAGGGCAAAAGTGTTGATTGAAGCCAAGCTGTGTATGAGGAATAACAAGGAAAGAGAAGAAGCATATTTGCAAGCGCGCTCATACGCCCGATTACTTAATTCTTCTGTGATTGTTTTATGTGATAAGGATTACCTGATTGTTTATGAGAAAAAAGACAGCTTCGACCGGGACAGATACAAGAAATACTGTTGGGGAGATTTTGAGAATCCAGATACTTTCAACGAATTAAAGAACAAACTAAATATATAAGATTATGAAGAAGATTCTATTTACCATAATAGGCTTGTCAGCACTATTCTGTATGAGTTCCTGCGATGAAGCTGTTTATAAAGGGAGGAAAGTGTATAAAGCATATTTCGATTATACCTTAAAAGACCCTGAATCTTTCAAGGTGTACAGCGAAAAATACACAAAGGATGGAGATTTCACAGTAAATTGGGAACTGGATTATGGGGCTAAAAACTCTCTCGGTGGAATGGTGAGGGAGAAGGCTACGTTTACAACTGTTGGTACTTCGATATTTATAGACGGAAGTAGTTACAGGCTTGATGAATTGAAATGATTTGAAAATTGTTTTAGCAATATTTTAGCAATAACAACTAAAGAACATGATTGGAATCCGGGAAGAGTTAAAAAACAACATAAGCTGGGGATTACGCCCGGCTTTAACATGAAAATCTCCTTTGTTTCAACATTGTTTCAACATCAAACGAAAACGAAAAATATAAATAGGTGACAAACAGCAGATTAAGAAGTAGAAAAAATTAGCCAGATGAGCTAATACCCCGAGAAATAATAACGATGCAAAGATACATAGAAAATCAATAATACAAAGCTTTTGGGAAAGTTTTTTTTCATGTGAACAAAAAATTTATTTGCCACTTTTACTCCAAAGAGTTACTGTTGCGTGAAATTGTTAACCAATAGCTGACCAAGTTTAATAGCATAACAAGCGGATAACCCCGATTTGTGACAAGTCGGAGCTATCTAAATCATAAGTTAAAAGTTATTATGAAAAATCATTGTTGTATCAATACTATACCCCATCGGCATAATAACAGTCACAATAGTTACACGAACACCAAAGGGATCCCCACAGAAAGCTTCATTGGGAATACGGTGTATTTAGCTATGAATAACAACTATATGTCAAGAATGGATAGGATCGGAAAAAAGTCATACTGAAGCATCTTAGTAAAAGAACAATCATCGTCCTATCAAGTGCTACCCGGCATTATCTATATCAGTCCGGCAAAAGCATGAAAGGAGAAATATACCGAATATCCTAGAAGAGAAAGAAATATTCATGTCCGCCAATAACAAATCCACCACAAATACAACCAAGGGTTGCTGCTATTAACGGCTACGTACCATTTCAATTACAGCACTGTATTTCACAACTCTATGATTGGCAAGGCAAAAAAAGATGTAAAAATTGCATTAAACCTCCCCTATCGGCTTGGACCAAACTTCCTCTTTCGTTTCTTTACACATTACGGAAATAGTTCCTCCAACAAAATCCTTCACATATCCTTTGCGTTCAGCCAACATATCTTCCGCCATTCTAATGGCCTTAGCCTTATCTTTCAATGAAAATCCTTTATTAGCAAAATCATTACCTTCTTTAAAATATATATCATAAGTTTCCAT